ACCATCATCTTGCCGCCGGTCGATGAACGCGCAGCCCAACCCGGCATCGGCTGCAGATCATGGGTACTAGTCCCATGAATCTGCACCCATTCGCGTTTGCCACTTTGTGTAATGGCCGACCGGTAGGTGCAGCTGTTCGACACTACATGCACCTTTGTTCCGATCATAAAATCGTCAGGTTCGGGTAGCGCATCATAATTTTCAACTTCGATAGAGGGCGCCAGGCGCGGCATGGTACGACGAATCACCGAATCCGTTAGCACCTTATTCGGTTCCCGATCCACGGTTGTAATAATCACATATTGTTTGCCGCCAGTGCGGTCGAGAGCCCCCTTGAGCACTTGAAGCTCAACCGGATTTGTTGCGGCTTTCGCCGGGTCCATGCACGCCACAATGAAATAGCGTGTCTTCTCCTTCACCGGCGGCAACTGTAAAACCACAGACTCATAAAGGCGATGGTAGAAGCCGCCGACGATCATATGCGCGTAACGTGGGAATGCGGACGGCGGTGCGATCGTCACTGAATCGGTTGTATTGTCAAACGTTAGATAGTAGTTGCTGATGCCTTGGTCCATTGAGCCGTTACCGATGCCCAAAGTTACGGAATTCCATTGCCCGGCTGTCAGTGGCTTATTGGTGACGGGAAAACTTACCTGCGCCTCTGTCATGGCGTTTCCTCCTTTTAGATGGTGGAGAGCTGCGCCAGATCGCGGCGCACTTTCTCAAAACGTGCGTTGGTTCTCTCTAGGTCGCCGACTGTGAGCTCGACAGTGCGGGCTTGGGATTCCCATGTTATTTTTGCTTCAACGACAGGGGCAGTGTAGGGGGTTGCCCCGGCAGCTAAATCGAGTGTGATGGTGTCACCTATTCTGAAATCGTCGCCAAATCGGCGGGCGGGGGACTCATTCAGCGTAACTTTCAGTGTGCGGGTGGTAGCCCCCTTGGCGAGCTCTTCGTGTGCAGATTTCTCTAGCGCGGCGGCATCGTCGGTGTCACGGCGATCTTTGAAAAGTTCGATGCGTCGATTCCAATGGTCGGCGGCTACGACAGAGGTGAGCTTGCGGTCTGCGCCTTCACCTTGACCGCCAACAACAACTGCTGTTGCAGTTCCGACGGTGTCTTCCATTTCCCACCCGGCAACCTCACCGGTCATATATGACAGGCGAACCCGGCGGGAAAGATCGCGCACCGGTTCGGTCTCAAAGACTATGCGGCGGTCCTTGAGACCGCATCGCATGATGAGACCGGCTGTATCTGCCAGCGGGCGGGTAGTCTCCAATAGGTTTTTGAGCCGTGTATCTACCTGCACGGTCCCGCCCCGGTGGCGGTCTTCGGCAATATCGAGCGTGGAAATCCGGCGGGCGTGGATAGCCCCGCCACCGGTGTTGAGATTTACAAGCTCTTTGATAATGCTCTCACCGGGGCCGCTGCGCGTGTACCGTGCTGTTTCCTGAGCATTCTCAGCATGCGCAGGATCGGGATAGGTAATGCGGTCGGCGATAAGGCATAGTGCTGAGGTGACCGTAATCTCTAGTGTGAGCTCCGAGCCTTTTGCCGTGCGGTGAAAGGCGGTGACAGGACCGGAAATCTCTATGTCCCCGTCACGGGCGGTAAGCCACCAGCCCGGCATAATACGATTCGCTGTCTTGAGCGCTTCGCCAACAACATCAATGACAAAGGTGTCTGGTTGATTTTTGCGCATAACAGCCTGTACTTTGGGGCTTAAAATTTGCCCGCGATGCTGCAGATGCTCATCGTACATGGTGACCGTCAGCAATTTATATTCCCCTCAAATAGGTGGGCTTATACACCAGCTGAATACCTGAGGCGTCCGTCATGTTCGTTGCCTCAACTCGGATTGTGTTTTTCCCCGGCGGCAGCTGAAACAGCGTCGAGCCGTCAGCGACTTTGTCCCAGAGTTCACCGCGTGTGTGTACAGAATCAAAAACGTCATAGGTAGCGACGTCAAGAACCATCCACTCACCGGGTTTGAAGGTTTCGCGCACCTGGAAAAAAGCGCCGCTCTCTTGATGCGTCACTTTGACGTCGGTGACCGGGCCCGTGATACGCCATACTGGTGTCACGTTTTGGTCTGATTCGATGGTGATTTCCGTCAGCTCTCCCACTGTTGAGGGCGTGAGAATGACCGGAAAAAACGGCTGTGAACCTGACACAAAGTGTTTGCCTTCACTAGATTTCGGCGACCATGACAGCAGATGATCTTCACCATAGAACAGCGGATGCGGCGCCAGTAGCGTGAGCCCTACGCTCAAGTGGGTTTTACGGTATTTCTGCCCGAATTCCCCTTTGAGACCTTCTTTATAGAGAACATCAATAAATCGAGGGGCGGCTCCTGGCAGGCGTACTTCTAAACGCGCCGAACCCCGTGAGGGATGCAGCGCGTCGAGAAGCCGCCGCCAGGCAGTGAGCACTTCTTCTTGGTTTGCGCCCATAATCTTGAGCGGTACAAAGATTTCGCGCTCTTTCAGATGTGTTGAACGCAGAATCGAACCGTAGCCACCTGAGCGCTCTGTGAGCCGATGATCCACCGGCGGCAGACCGATACCTTCAATTCCTTCTAGCAGGGTGAAGGCGTCGAGGCCGGTGCTGGTAAAGCTGATGGGCTCTGCAGCACCGACCGGGTGCAACCGTACTAAGGGAGGGGCATTACGCTGGCTCATAATTTAGCCTCTCTTCTCTGCGTCGGCGCTTCTCAATGGCTTCTGCCACCTCATCAGCTGTGTAGCCGTGCACCTCGCCGATGGTGATGCCGCCGCGGGTGCGGGAGCTGTGATCGGCGATGTTGTACATGGCTTCCCATTGCTCTGAGGTGAGCACATAATCCGGTGTAGCGCGGCGATGGTCGATAAGCTGAACGCCCTCAGTAATGAGGCCGCCACGGTCGTAGAGCGTCGGTGTGACGCGACCGCCGTCAGCATAGCCATGCCCGTGACCGATAACCCCAAGCTGCCCACCATAGCCATAGCGTGCAGTTGCATAGCGCATACCCGCGACCAAGTTGGCGAGCGGGTGCCGCCTATCATTCGGAAGCGATGGGTCACGGAAAGCGGCGAACGTCGCACCAATCACCTGAACCAAGCCTTGCGCGAGGTCGCCCGAAATGGTGTTCACGTCCACATAGCCATTTTGGGTTACTCCCGGGTCACCACCGGATTCAGATTGAATCTGTGACAGCCAAGCGTTTACATACTCTGGTGTCACGGGCAGGTTAGCAATTTTGAGAGCTTGCTCAACGGTCGGCCGCCATTGCTCAACACCCGCGCCGGGGGTGAACTTCGGCACA